GACATATAATATACTAAATATTTAAACCTCAACCCATAAAGTTGAGGTTTTTTTGTTTTAATGTGATTGTAAAAAGAGTATTATAACAACATAAAAGAAAAACGTTCTTTGAAGAAATTGCGAAAAGTTCGATGAATCTAATCAAGACCCAGGGCACAAATCCGTGTGAGGGAGCCGATTAGGTGAAGAATCTGTCACTGAATAATGTGCGTACACGTACACTATATAGAAGCCCTAAAGAAAAGGCAAAGGAGTCGGAAAACACCGGTTAAATTTGACTTTATTTCTGTGAATAGCAATACTTGTTGCCATCGTCTAACGGTTAGGACCTATGGTTTTCATCCATAAAATCGGAGTTCGATTCTCCGTGGCAATACAAAATGGTTCCGAATGGATATACTCATAAACGTAATGAGTCCCTACCGAACGGTGGGTATTAGAAAAATTAAGGCAGTATCTGACGGGGTACTAGTGCTAAGATTGGATGAGTATCATGCAGGTTCGACCCCTGCCGGAATCACGAAATTATTGTGGAGTAGAGAAGTTGGTATCTCGTTGGGCTCATAACCCAAAGATCGGCAGTTCGAGTCTGTCCTCCGCTACGACCAGTATCTGGTAGATAATTAATTTTATCTAACAGATCTAAAAAATGTTCTTTGACATATTGGATCTAAAAAAAATGGTTCCGTAGCTCAGCTGGATAGAGCGATGCCCTTCTAAGGCATAGGCCCCTGGTTCGAATCCAGGCGGGATCACGGGAGTGTATGCAGTAGAGTTCTGCTTGAGAGAAGATGTAGCACGCACTTAAAAACGGGGCTACAAGGTGTCGAGTCGTTTATTCAGTTTCTGCGATAAAAATTGATGTTTTATGGTGATAGTTTTATAATAAAAACTTATACTCGTGATGTTATTGGGTCTGATCACTCGTTTCACGTTAATGGCGAAACCCTCCCAAGGGAGTAGCCACCTTGCAGGTGTAGCTCAATTGGCTAGAGCGTCGCCCTTCCAAGGCGAGGGTTGTGAGTTCGAGTCTCACCACCTGCTCTATTGGGTTGTTAGCTCAGATTGGCTAGAGCACTGCATTTGCAATGCAGGAGTCAAGGGTTCGAGTCCCTTACGATCCACAAAAAGTCTTAATGATTATGTGTACAGTAATCGCTGACGGTTAGACTTCCGTCCCATTTGGTTCTATAGCAAGCTTAGGTAGCTCCTAGACGCTGCGAGTGGGTAAATGATGGTGATTTGTAGGTAACGTCCCTTAATACTAGGATCGGGAAAAGAGTTGGTGCATATCGCAAGTAGTTTACAAGGTGGGTTCGATTCCTACTAGAACCACGATTGCAAGCACGATGGCAGCGTGTAAAAAACCCAGATACTTTGCCCTATTAGAAAATTTTTAGTATAATATAATATAATAAATGCCTTCGTAGACCAATTGGCAGAGTCGATAGATTTAGGATCTATTCAGTGTGGGTTCGAGTCCCACCGAAGGTACGATGTTGGATAATTCCCAAATGAACTTAGGGCGGTATCGGGCTAGCCTAAGAGAGATCGACAAAAAGCCCGTCCATAGTCAGGTGGCTAAGTGGTAACGCGCGCTTACAGTATGTGGGTGAGATTGCAGGTTCGAATCCTGTCCTGACTACTAAATTAACCGAGGAGCCGAGAAAAGAAGGTAGGCAATAAGGGGTGTGATAGATACGAATCAGCACCATGGTAAATGGGAATGTAACTCAAGCGTATATAGGTTACAATCAGTAGGTTAATTTTTTAATATAGTCAGGTGGCGGAATTGGAAAGATTCAATCTTCTTCGGTTGAGTGAATTAGACGCAGAGTATAGGGTTACAATGTAGATAAGTAACTGGTCACGCAGCGAGATAGCGTACTCTTTCTATTACAGGTTCGAATCCTGTCCTGACTACAGATAGCCCTCTGCCTAGCGCTGGGTATGGATCGAAGATAGGGATAGCCTCTTGAACGTTAGTTAGAATACTTCGGTATTCTTTAATCAATGCGCACTACTCCTTCCGAATCGTGTGTCGGCACAGTTTGTACGTTCTGGGGATAAGACAAAAACGTGCATTTTTAGTCAGGTGGAGCAGTTGGTAGCTCACTTGGTGAGCGGTAAATGGTAGGGAGTAATTACCTGAGAGTATACATTAAGTCTTGCCAAGAGGCCACAGGTTCGAGTCCTGTCCTGACTACGCAAAAAACACTGGGCTAAGTTTCCTTACCTCGCGAGAGACGGGTTTTATATGCCTAACATAGTTAGGTGGCAAATTGGTAAAGCGCCTGAGGCATCGGGAGACACCGTTCGATTCGGTAAGTGGGAGGCATCCTAAAAGTTTGGAACTACTACAGGTTCGAATCCTGTCCTGACTACAAACTTTTACCTGACTCCGATAGGATGGTAAAGCTCATTGGGAATTCGGAAATACCGTGAATGGGGGCGTAAGTAACGGAAACTTACAATGGTGGAGTGCCAAATACACAAGAAACGAGTCCATTGGGTGATCAATGGATAGTCTGAAATCTCCACTAATTGGACCTGTAACTCAGTTGGTTAGAGTGCAACACTCATAATGTTGAAGTCCCTGGTTCGAGTCCAGGCTGGTCCACTGAAAAATATTTTAAATAAAAATGAAAAAATATTTTACTTATTAAAATAAAAGGTGTATATTAGCAACCTCAAATGATCAAATAGATCCAATATGTTAAAAATTAGAAATTGATAAGATAAATAAACACGATGAAAAACATTAACAACATATTAAACACGTCATATCAGACTTTACCTAGTTCGCCAATGAGCTGGAATTCGATCTGTGACTTTAATGTTGTACGTTTAACTAATACGTTTATTGATCCTAAACAACACTTAAAAAATACTCGGGAAATTTTGATTTAATTAACTCCATAACTATATCAAAATAAAAGAAACCCGAGTCCAAAAGATTCGGGTTTCTTTGTTTTATTGCTTTCGTAGCTCAGTTGGTAGAGTGCCTCACTTGTAATGAGGATGTCATCGGTTCGAACCCGGTCGAAAGCTCAAAGATTGTTGAACTTCAATCTAAAAAAAATGTTCTTTGACATATTGGCTTTAAATTTTCCCCTCGTCTAGCGGCAGGACCCTTGGTTTTGGGCCAAGTGACCGAGGTTCGAATCCTTGGGGGAAAACAATAAGGAAGGGTGGTAGAGTTGGTTTATTGCACCGGTCTTGAAAACCGGAGGTCTTAGCGGATCCGCGGGTTCGAATCCCGCCTCTTCCTCCATGACTATTTTGTACCTTCATTGAGATAAATAATCAAAATGAAGGTACACGATGGCAAGAAAAGAACACACTCACCACTATATCTACAAGACAACTTGTAGTATTACTGGGAGATATTACATTGGAATGCATTCGACTTCTAATTTAGAAGATGGATATCTTGGGAGCGGTAGGCGTCTATGGTTGTCTATTAATAAACATGGAAAAGAATCTCACTCTATTGAAATATTAGAATGGCTACCTGATCGAAGTTCTTTGAAATTGAAAGAAAAAGAAATAGTGAATGAAGATCTACTTAAAGATGAAATGTGTATGAATTTACAAATCGGTGGAGGTGGCGGATTTAGTTCAACTGATCATCAATTGAAAATGGCTAGTGCTGGTGGAAAAAGTTTAGCTAATAAAAGAAAGGATGATCTCGAGTTTGATAAAGAGTTTAAATTAAAGATGTCCATGTCGACTAGCAAAGCAATCGCTAATGGAAAAATTCCAAAATGGTCTTCGACTTTTTCATGGGTAGGAAAAAAACATTCTGCTGATACTATCTTAAAAATGAAAGAGTCTAAATCAAATTATGGAAAAGGAGATAAGAATTCCCAATTTGGGACAATGTGGATAACTAATGGTATTGAAAATAAAAAAATTAAAAAGGATTCAGATATACCAATTGATTGGAAAAAAGGAAGAAGTTAAAGCGATCCACTGTGCGCTATATAAAAAGTGTTACTTTGGTAATGCTACGCAGTTGACAACTAGGTGTGGGAAAGTTGGTAATCCGCGTGGTTTGGGACCACGAGACCGCAGGTTCGAGTCCTGCCACTTAGACGATATGGCTCATTTAGAAGTATTTTATGGATCAGATACTAGTCTAAATGAGCCACAAATAAGAATAAAATGATCCACAAATAAAAAATTAAACTCATGGAGACAACCGTAATTAAAAAAGAGCTTTACAAACAAAAGCCTATTGCAAAATTAAAGTTCATCAGATTAGGAGTAGCTTATTATTCAGCCCCAATTGAACATGGAAGTAAAACAGTAGATATTGAATTTCAAGTTCCAGTTACAGACATGGGAGATACTGATTTCACTCCTTTAATGGATGCAAAATTATTAAACCGATACATCACAAACCTTTAAAAAAATCCAAAGATTATGGAAAGTGACAAGAGCGACAAGAGTCGCAAACAAGAGATCTCGTAGCTCAGTTGGTTTAGAGCACTCCACTTTTAATGGAGGGGTCGTGGGTTCGAGCCCCACCGGGATCACAAATTCAATAAACACAAATTTGTATAATAAACTAGTCCTGTTTATTATAACAAAAATGAGTTTATTATGCACCTTTAGCTCAGCTGGTAGAGCGCTTGTTTTACATGCAAGATGTCACAGGTTCGATTCCTGTAGGGTGTACTCCAGGTAATATTGTACCTAATTTATTGGAGTGTTGAGCAATTGGTTGGCTCAGCAGACTGTAAATCTGTCGCGAAAGCCTTGGGGGTTCGAGTCCCTCCACTCCAACTAAAGATAGTGGTCTTCTCTGTCGATGCTGTCGACAAGCTAAGCAGATCAAAAGAAGTTCATCACCCCTTGTGCCTGGCGCCAGTAAAACTCAGGTATGCACTTAAGATTGGAGCGAGACGGGTACTCCAACACTATCTTTTATTTTTTGGTTGCGCGGTCCAGTGGAGTGGACGCCTCCCTGTCACGGAGGAGATCGTGGGTTCGAATCCCATCGCGACCGCCAAATCTAATTATTTTTGGACTCATAGCTCAGCTGGTAGAGCGATAAACTGTTAATTTATTGGTCGTAGGTTCGAATCCTGCTGAGTCCGCCAATCAAATACTCGTATAGCTCAGTTGGTTAGAGCGCAACACTGATAATGTTGAGGTCATAGGTTCAAATCCTATTATGAGTACAAAATAAGGATTCCCTGCTTGTTCCGTATGGGGATATAAAATAATCATTAATTAACGGAACCCATGATGGAGACCTTGCCAAGAAAGTAGGTGAAAGATGGTGTAACAATGTCCTTATTTAATTGGAAATGTGTCAGAGTGGTTTATTGTACTTCCCTGCTAAGGAAGTGGTCGCTGCAAAGGGGCCCGTTGGTTCGAATCCAGCCATTTCCGCCAACCATCGTGACTTAGTGGAAAAGAACTAGCTCTCATAAGGCAAGTCAAGTGAGTTCGAACCTCACCCACGATACTAAAAAATAAAGAAATTATGAAAGTAGTAATTACAGGAAATTTTAAATCATCTAAAGTGATGTTTTTAGGAAGATACCCATCGCCCAAAGGACGAAAGGGATGGCGTAGTCGGGCCGCACAAGTTTGCATCAAATTTACGAATAAATTGACGAAGGCCAAGTCAATGGTGTAAATCGACTCTCCCCACTTACGGAGTGGGGTTTATGGTGGTTGTAGCTCAGTTGGTTAGAGCGCTGGTTTGTGGTACCAGAGGTCGTGGGTTCGAGACCCATCTTCCACCCCAAAAAAACAAAATGCCTCGATGGTGGAATTGGTAGTCACGTCGTGTTTAAGCCGCGATATCTTTAAGGTGTGAGGGTTCGAGTCCCTCTCGAGGTACTAAAGGAATGGTAAGTGAAGCTGTTAGGTACAATAAGGTTCAATCACCGAAGTATTAAAAAAGGGTTTATAGTAAATGTACAAACCAGAAACCCCGAAAGACCCGATGCCATTCCTTTTATTTTACACCTTTAGCTCAGCTGGATAGAGCTCCTGATTACGGATCAGAAGGTCGGGCGTTCGAATCGCTCAAGGTGTACTCATACTGAATCCGATGTCGGTCCCGAGCTAGGTCGGGCAAATACATCAGTAGCTCAGTTGGTAGAGCAATGGATTCCAAATCCATGTGTCGGAGGTTCGAGCCCTTCCTGGTGTGCCACTCTGGTGATGTAGCTCAGTCGGTAGAGCAAAGGACTGAAAATCCTTGTGTCGGCGGTTCGATTCCGTCTATCACCACCAAAAGCCAATATGTCGATCTGGTCAGGCTAGTCGCGGCGGCTAGTTGGTCTGCAAAACCACCGGAGTGAGTTCGACTCTCACCCTGACCTCTTTTTAAAGTTTAGTCTCAGATAAATAATATTATAAAATAATCATGATGAGATGGCACTCGAAAAATCAAAAAAATATCTTTTTGGCTGGACAAATATTCGGTTTATATTAACTGAAATAATTAAAATGTATAGTAGTAAAGCATCGTTCTTTTCTAAAAAGAGAATTGAATCCGGTATAGCATTTATTATAGCACAATGGGGAATGATTTATTTTCTTCTTCAAAAGATGCCAGTCATGACATCATCAGATCTTGCTATTTGGGCAGGTATTGAATTTGCAGTTTCTGGATATATTATTAACCAGATCCAAAAAGAAAAGAAACCTTTTTTAGAGGACTCTGGTGATACTCAATAAAATAATATAAATACTTATGGTATTAAAGAAAGGGTCAACTGGAGATGACGTAAAGCGACTTCAGATAAAACTAGGTCTAACACCGGACTCTGGCGTTGCACAATTTGGCCCAAAGACTGAAGCAGCAGTTAAAGCATGGCAAAAATCGAATGGCCTCGATGATGACGGAGTCGTTGGAGATATTACGTGGAATAAATTATTTAATATAAATTCTGAAATAACTGATGCAGTCACTCAAAATTCAAGCATCTCTTTAGATAAACTTAAAGGCCATGTTCCTCAAGGAGTGTTAGATGAACTTGCAAAAATTTCAGAATCATTTGGAATCACTAACAATTTACGACTTGCTCACTTTCTTGCACAATGCGCGCATGAATCAGGTTCATGGAAGTATCGAGTAGAGATTGCATCAGGCCAAGCATACGAAGGAAGAAAGGATCTAGGCAATACTCAAACTGGTGATGGTGTACGATTTAAAGGACGAGGGTATATCCAACTTACTGGAAGAGTAAACTATGGAAAATTTTCTCAATTTATTGGAGAAGATTGTATCGCTCAACCAGAGTTAGTTGCAAATAAGTATCCACTTGCATCTGCAGCATTCTTCTTTAATAAGAATAAATTATGGACCACCTGCGATCAAGGAGCAACGGATGAAGTTATTACAAAAGTATCTAGACGAGTTAATGGAGGAACTAATGGATTAGCTGATAGACTTAAGAAATTTAAAGTTTATTATAATATACTTAAATAAATAACAAGGGAGACCGGTTCTCTCTTAAAATAATTCACACCTTATGGAAAAAGGAGATCGCTTCGTATTCTATGGTAATAATGGTGTGGTTAAAGGGGTAGTAACTAAAGTATTTAGTAAAGTTACATATGATCTTAAAAATGGAATTAAAGTTGTGCATACTTATATTATTTCAGAAGATGGAGGAACATATAACACTAATTTATGTTTAAAAATTGACTCTGATATTAGTCCATCATTCTTACGTAGACTATTAAGTATATTTAAATAGAGTTGAGAGCTTTACTAATCTCTAATGGAGTACCTACCTCCTTTAACGTTCGCCTAAACGTCTCAATTAGTGCAGCAGTAGTCAAATCCTTTTCAAGTCTATTCTTATTGGCTTGAGACAATAATTTCTTTTGGAAAGTAAGTACTTCATCGATACCCATTGAATTAATATTAGATAGGGTTGACTGAATAGACCTAGATATCTCTTCTAGATTTGGAGAACTTTCAGATACTAAATATATGTTCAATATATCTACTATACTTACGTATTTAAGATACGTCTGTAATTTTTTAGTCAATATATCAATTGCTGGCTGATTTGTATCCTTTGACTTAGAAAATACTTCATAATAATCATGATACGATGGTTTCGGTGGACTATTTGGAATTCTAAGTAGCCGTAGTGCAATTCTATCAATAAGTTCGTCACGTTTACCTGGATCAGAGATTAGTGTAATACTTGTCTTTTCCTGAGATTTATTAATAATTGACCCACGTAAAACTACTCTAGCTGCATCTGATAATATATCAGAAGTAAGGTAGTGGAATGAACCGTTAGAATATGTTCTACTTACTGGAGAAATAATCGGTATTTTGAATGGAGTACTTTCTCCAAATATACTTGAAGAAATTTCATCTTCGTCTTGTTCAAAAGATATTGAAATAGTGCCACTATATGGTTCGTCTAAAGTATAATTAAAAAGCTCAGAATGTTCATCAAGCAAGTCTGTCAATTCCTTTCTAAATGCTTTATTTAGATCATCTGATATTCCTTTAGGTATTTCAAATGCATAATATACTTTAGTTGATTCATTTAATTGAGTCCAATAAGTAAAATCAAGTAGGTTCATTAGAGATTTAAAAATTTTAATCCGTCTGCTGCAAGAAGATCAAAGAAAGAATCTGCTGAGTCTTCGTATACTATTATTCTTCCAATACTAAGAGTAGCTTTATTTTCATCTAGATTAAGTTCAAGTAGACAATTTGAGCCAGAATACTTAAATTTAATCTCAATGACTCCATCACCGACCATACCTCGTACATTTTCTGCACCAGACTCTTCCAAATATTCCTGAATACGATTAGCGTGATCTACTATTTGAAATTCTGGTTCATCTTCCCTAGGAGATTCAAAGTCCTGAAGCTCACCTGAAGCATCAATATAAGCTTCAGTTATGAATTGGTTAAATGATTTTGCTTTCATATTACTTTTTACCAATTGCTGATTTTGCAATAGCATACATTTTTGCATATCCATCTTGACCAGAGGTAGTGGAAACAGTCGATGGTAACAAACCATTGTCATTAAGTATCCTCATCATATCATTAAATTGAGAGGTTGATAATTCAGAATTAAGCCATCCTAATAAATTCATATCTTCTGTTTCAATTTTATTAAAAGCAGTGTGTAATGCAAAAAGGTCAGCATAACTTTTTATCTGCTTAAAAACATTATTGACTTTTTCTGGATTAGTTCCACCATAATCCATTGCATTTAATAATTTACCAGCGTATTCTGTAATTGTTACATCACCAAGTTTCCTTTTAGTTAAATCAGCAGATGTTTTTCTAGTCATAAATTCAGTTAGTGAGACTGTTACACCAGATGAAAGAACAACTTTTGAATAATCTGTAGATAATTTACCAGAAATAAATTGCTTATCCTCATAGTCTTTACCTGTAATTAAACCAGTCGTACCTACTTTATAACTATTATTGTCATCTGTAAATTTCCAAGTGATTCCATCGATTTGTGCATTTACTCCAACTTCACTTAACTGATCAGTTAGACCAGCCGACTCAATTGCAGCTTCAATCTTAGGTTTGACTTGGATTAACTGGTCAGCACTAAGTTTTCCAACAGTAGCAGTGGATGACGTACTAGTAGTAGAAGTTGTCGATACAACTCCACCATAGTACTTATTTAAGTATTCAAGTGATTTCGTATCAGTAACAGTGGTCCATCCAGCTGGTCCAGGAGTTGACCATTGCCAAGTATCTCCAGATTTTCTATAAATAAATGCAGCTTTTGAATCTGCCCAAGCTTTATCCAAATCTCCTATCGGTACAATCATATAGTTTCCACCAGACTCAGTTTTAGGATGAGTAGTCATCAATTCTTTAATAGATGCTGGATTTGCTACTTTTGTCCAAGTATTACCTGTTTTAAATTTCCAAAAACCTCCTTCTGCTTTATATGTATAGCTTTTACCAGGTAAAGTATATTCCTTAGATGATTTAAGAGCAGTAGACTGAGTAGTTTGAGTATTTACTTGCGTGCTTACAGTTGAGGTAGCTGTCACATATTGATCTGCAGCAGCTGCATCAAATCCTTCAACAACTAATGAAAATCCATCAAGTCCAATATATTGAGTATTCTCTGTAACTATATTAAACTCCCTAAGTATTCTTTCTACAAAATCTGCTTTAATAACTTGTGCATCGTGGTCATTATATGTAGGGTTAGTTAAACCTACTTTTAAATATTGCATTAATAACTTAGTACGGTCTCCATAATCTCCTTTCATAGGTACGGCTTTTATGAAATTCGCAACTGGTGCATGTTTAGCAACTGCTCCTCCAGCATAAGTTGGAAGCTTTGCAACTAGAATATCTTGGAATTTCTTAAATTCTACATCTCCTCGAATACCATATCTAAATCCGTCCGGCGGAACAACTATTCCGCCAGTCTTATTACCAGTAACACCAGTACCTACGACTTCAATAAATTTATCTACATCAAATCCTAAAATAACAGTAGATTCAGATTCAACTAATCGTTCTGCATTAAGAGATAAGAAGACTTTCTTTGATTCAGCAAGTGAATTAATCTTATCATATAAATCTTTAGTAATTCCAGTCTCAGGATCTTCTCTAAATTGTGCATCTAGAATACCAAAACCAGCATTGACTCCTTTAATGAAAAGTATTGTATCTGGACCAAGTTTTTTACCGACAACCTCGGTTTTTACTTTT